TATGTCCTAACACAATCTATGGAAAGGAAGATCTTAAGTTATATGTTTCTAAAGATGTAATGAAGAACTATATTAGAGCTTTAGGTGGTCTTGCCTTAGGTTTTGGTGGTGGATATGAAAACAAAGGTCAAATGTGGTATAATAACCAAGCATTAACTTTTGATGGAGTTCCAGTATTCATGGCAAATGGTATGTCTACAAACACAATGGCATTAGCACAAACTTCTAATCTTTATTTTGGGACTTCAGTTTTAAGTGATTTAAATGAAATCAGGGTAATTGATACTGCTGATACATTAGGAGATAGAAATGCTAGATTTGTTGCAAGATTTGCATATGGAATCCAGTATGGTTTAGGATCTGAAATAGTTCTTTACCAAGCATAATTGCTAAATTTTAATTTACTGATAATCAGTATCTTAAGTTAATAATCCAAGTAAATAGGAGGTGTAAAAGCCTCCTAATACTTACAAAAAAAATAAAATAATATGAGTTGTAATTTAACTACTGGAAGGATAGTACCTTGTAGAAATAAATCAGGAGGAATTAAAAAGGTGTTCTTTGCAAATTTTGGTGCATTAGGAGCAATAACTGAATCAGCAGGATTAATAACTGCTTTTGGAGCATCTTCACCTGATATGTATGAGTATGATGTAAGAGGAGCATCAAACTTAGATACTACTGTTACAAGTTCTACTGAGAATGGAACTACTTTCTATACTGAAACATTAACACTACAACTACAATATTATGATAGAGCAACAAGTGAAGAAATTAAATTGTTAGCAGTTGGTAGACCACACATTGTGGTTCAAGACAATGATGACAATTATTTAATGGTTGGTCAGGTGAATGGATGTACACTAAATACAGGTAATTTTACTGTAGGAGCTGCAATGGGTGATTTTAATGGATTCAATTTAACTTTTGAAGCAATAGAGAAAGCACCACCATCATTTGTAACACCTTCATTAGTTACAACTGCTGCAACTGGTAATTCACAAATTAGTACTTTTCCTACATCATAATAGTTAAGTGTTTTTTTCTAATTAAAGGGGGAACTTAGGTTCTCCTTTTTTTTTAGAAATAATCTTACACTTTATAAAAAAATAAATAAATAGCATTATATAGGTATGATAATTCTAAGTACTGCAACATCAGCACAAACTTTTCAGTTTATTCCAAGATTTTCTGTTTTATCAGGAACTTTAACTATAAGGGATGAAGAAACCAATATAGTACAAACAAATCCAGTTCCTTTAGGTAAGTCAGGTGGGTTTTCATCTATTAATGTTGCATTAAATTTAGAGGAAGGAAAGTACTATGAATTAGAATTAACATCATTAGGATCAAACTGGGACACAGTATTTGAATTATGGAATAATATTACTGTTAATTGGGATGAGGCATTAACAGCAATAGGATCAACATGGGGAAATGCACAAGAACAATGGAACTTAGCAACAAGCCAATGGCAAAATCCTAGAGAGGCAGTAGAGCAGACAATATATAAAGACAGAATTTTTTGTACTAATCAGACTATTTCACAAAGAGCATCAGAATATTATGATCCAATTAAAGGATTATACAAAGTAAGCACACAAGGTGATAACACCTACAAAGTATATAATGGATAATTATGAGTAGACAACACAGAAAACCAAAATTTGAAGGAGATATAAGAGTAGTAGATTTAGCTAGTTATGTTTCTCCAAAAGTTATAGAAGATCCTAGAAAGGATTTTGTAATGTATGGAGAGGATAACAACTTCTATCAATACCTAATTGACACCTTCATGGCATCTCCAACAAACCATGCATGTATTAATGGAATATCAGAGATGATATATGGTAGAGGACTAGATGCTACAGATAGTGCAAGTAAACCTGACCAGTATGCACAGATGATTAGCTTAATGAAGAAGGATGTAGTCAAGAAAGTTATATATGATTACTACTTAATGGGTGGTGCTGCAATACAAGTTATCTATGGTAAGGGAAGAAAGCAAATAGTTCAGATAGAACACATACCAGTAGAAACACTAAGAGCTGAAATTAGCTCAGATAAAGGACAAATTGAAGGATATTACTATTCTCCTGATTGGAGCAAGTACAAGTCCTCTGATGAGCTTAAAAGAATACCTGCATTTGGTACATCTAAAGAAAATATAGAGATATTGTTTATCAAACCATATAAAGCAGGATATTATTACTACAGTCCTCCTGCATATACTGGTGGATTACAGTATGCAGAACTTGAAGGAGAGGTATCTAACTTTCACATGAATAATATTAAGAATGGATTAAGTCCTTCAATGATTATAAATATGAATAATGGAATACCAAATGAAGAAGAAAGATCAATAATTGAAAGAAAAATAGCAGATAAGTTTACTGGATCAACTAATGCAGGAAGATTTATACTATCATTTAATGATAATACTGAATCTCAAGCTAGTATAGAACCAATACAATTATCTGATGCACATAATCAGTATCAATTTTTAAGTACTGAATCACAAGAAAAGATATTAGTAGCTCATAGAGTTGTATCACCAATGCTTTTAGGTATTAAAAATGCTACTGGTCTTGGAAACAATGCTGATGAAATGGAGAAAGCATCTATACTTATGGATAATATGGTAATAAGACCTTTTCAAAATATAATGATTGATGCATTTGATAAGATATTAGCATTTAACAACATATCATTAAAGCTATATTTCAAGACATTACAGCCTTTAGAGTTTACAGATTTAACAAATGTTACAGATCAGGAAACAAGAGAAGAAGAAACTGGACAAAAGTTAAGTTTAAAGAAAGAGGAAAAGATAACAAGAACAGATAATCATCCAAGTAATGCTGTGGCAGATGAGTTAATAGCTTTAGGAGAGGATGAAGATTTAGAAAACTGGGATTTAATATCTGATGAGCCAGTTAATTATGACTTAGATGACAAGCAAAATGAAATGTTAAAGTTAGCATCTACTGGTTCAGCAAATCCTGACAGCAAAAGTGAACAAGATAAAGGAATGTTTAAAGTAAGATATTCTTATGCACCTTTACAAGCAGGTAAAAGCTCTAGGGAGTTTTGTAGAAAAATGGTAGCAGCTAAAAAAGTCTATAGAAAAGAAGATATTGAGGCAATGTCTAAGAAGAAAGTAAATGAGGGGTGGGGACCAAAAGGAAATTCTGATACTTATTCAATTTGGTTTTACAAAGGTGGTGGATCATGTAAACATTACTGGACAAGAAAAGTATATTTTAGAAAGAGAAATGAACAAGGAGAGTTTTTACCTAGTAGTGGATTAAAAAATGATAGAAATAGCTCTGTAAGTGAAGCAAAAAGAAAAGGAGTTGATATTGAAACTAATGATAAAAAGGTAGCAACAAGACCTAGAGATATGGAAAACAGAGGATTCCTAGAACCTAAAAACTTTACAACACCAAAATAAGATGGCAGCAACAGTATTATTTATAAATAGAAATGATTTAGTACAAAATACTATAATAGATGGCAATGTACAAGCAGATAAGCTAATGCATTTTATCTCTATAGCACAAGAGATACATATTCAGCATTATTTAGGTACTGATCTATACAATAAAATAGCAGAATTAATAAATACTGACTCTATTGCTAATACTGTTTATGAAACATTATTAATAGATTATGTTCAGCCTATGCTTATTCATTATGCAATGGTTGATTTCCTGCCATTTGGTGCTTATCAAATCAAGAATGGTGGAATATTTAAACATGTATCTGAAAATGCAGAAACAGTTAGTAAAAATGAAATAGATTTCTTAGTTGAAAAGGAGAGAACTATGGCAGAGTATTACACAAGGAGGTTTATTTCTTATATGGATTTCAATCAGACTTCATATCCTGAATATACATCTAACACAAATGATGATATATATCCTGATAGAGATGAGCCAACTTTTCAAGGTTGGGTATTATAAAAGTTAGATATGAAAATATATAAACCTAAGCAAAAAAACATTATAAAGTTAATGAGATATATAAATAAAAAATTAAAAATAAGAAAAAATGGCAAGTAGTTTAACAGGAATATCAATAGCATCCAGTTATGATTCTCTAATAAAGGTTGGAGATAATGATGGATTGACTTCAACATTACAAGTTCTATCTGATGGGTTAGGAACTGAGAGTGGAATCAGTTTAAATAATACTGGAGATTTAACAGCAACTGGAACTGTAACAGCAAACAGCTTTGTTGGAGCTTTGACTGGTAATATAACTGGAAATTCAACAATTTCAGGTACTTTGACATTTGGATCACTTTCAGATGGTACAATTACAATAGCAGACTTTAAGGATGAAGATAATATGTCTAGTAATAGTGCTACATCTTTAGCTACTCAGCAATCTATTAAAGCATATGTTGATTCTCAGCTAGGAGTTCAAGATTTAGACTTTCAAGGTGATGCAGGTGGGCAACAAGCTATTGATTTAAACACAGAAGTATTATCAGTAGTAGGAACTTCAAATGAAATATCTACTAATTCTACTGGAAATGCATTAACAATCTCATTAAATCCTAATATAAGTGGATTAACATCTGTAGCAGCTACAACTTTTACTGGTGCATTAACTGGAAACTCCAGTACATCCACAAAATTAGCTACTGCTAGGAATATTTCAGGTGTTGCCTTTGATGGTAGTGCTGATATAACATTATCTACAAGCAATATAACAGAAGGTACAAATGAATATTTCACAAATGCAAGAGCAGATGCAAGAGTTAACTTACAGACTGGAGCAAATTTAGATTTATCAAGTAAATCAACATCAGATTTAAGTGAAGGATCAAACAAATATTTCACAGATGAGAGAGTAGATGATAGAGTAGGTAGTTTAGTAGTAGCATCTACTGGAATTTCTAGTACATATGATGATACTGCAGGAACTCTAACAATAGCTAACACAGCACCTGATCAAACAGTAGCCTTGACTGGAGGAACTGGAATAACAGCATCAGGTACTTATCCAAACTTTACAATTACAAATTCAGCTCCTGACCAAACTGTTGCAATAACTGGTTCTAATGGATTGACTAATGGAGGCACATATCCAAACCTAACTATAGCAGGTAATGATGCATCTACAAGTGCAAAGGGTGTAGCTAGTTTTTCATCTAATCACTTTGATGTAGCAAGTGGAGCTGTTAGCATAAAAGCAGATTCTATTGATGATACTTTAATTGACTTTGGAACTGGAGCAAATCAAGTTAATACAGATGATTTACCTGAAGGATCTACAAATAAATATCTAACAAATGAAAGAATAGATGATCAAGTAAATACATTATTAACAGCAGGATCAGGAATTGGTTTAACATATAATGATGCAGGAGGTACATTAACAATTGCATCTACTGCTAGTGGAATTGGATTATCAGACTTTAGTGCTGTTGATGCAGGAGGTGATGGTTCATTCAGTTATGATAACACTAGTGGAGCATTTACATATACTGGACCTAGCCAATCAGAAGTACAAGCACACATAACAAAGTCCTATGTAGATGGATTAGGTATTGCAGCTACTACAGCAGCAAACTTGACTGGAACTCCAAACATAAGTGTTGGAACTATAGGAGCAAGTGGAAATATTACTGGTAATTTAGTTGGAAATGTTACTGGTAATGTAACTGGTAATGTAAGTGGTTCATCAGGTTCAACAACTGGGAATGCAGCTACAGCTACCTTAGCAGCAGAAGCTACAATTTTAGCAACTGCAAGAAACATATCAGGAGTAGCATTTGATGGATCAGCAGATATAACTCTAAACACCTCAGCAATAACTGAGAATACAAATCTTTATTTTACTGATGCAAGAGTACAAGCAGTATCAATTAATGCAGTATCAGAAGATTCATCACCTACATTAGGAGGTAACTTAGCAGCAGGTGCTTATGATATAACTACAACTGGTAAAATTTACTATGCTAACATGTTTGCAACAGAAGGTGCATTACCAAGTGCATCTACATATCATGGTATGTTTGCACATGTACATGGAACTGGAAAGGGATATTTTGCACATGGAGGAAACTGGATTAAGTTAATTGATGAAACTAACTCAACAACAGATGTTTTAACTGAGGGGAGTTCAAATCTTTATTTCACTACAGCTAGAGCAAATAGTAATTTTGATACTAAGTTAGCAGCAGCAGATTCAGATGACCTTTCACAAGGAACTACTAATCTTTACAATCAAACACATACTGGTGATGTTACTGGTGCAACAGCATTAACTATTGCAAATGATGCAGTAACTACAGCAAAAATACTTGATGCTAATATAACTACAGCTAAGATATTAGATGCTAATGTAACTACAGCAAAACTGGCAAATGATTCAGTTACAGCAGACAAGGTTGCAAGTGATCTTAGAGCAGTCCAGTACATTGGATTAGATTCTACAGACTACATTAGTTTTACTGACAATAGTCAAATAGATTTTTTCATTAACAACAGTAATGAATTTAGATTTTTAGCAAATGGGGATGGTCATTTTGATGGAGATGTGATTGCATACTCTACAACTACTCCTTCTGATGAAAGATTAAAAGAAAATGTTAAGGTAATTGAGAATCCATTAGAAAAGTTAGACAAGTTAAGAGGTGTAACATTTGACTGGATAGACAGAGAGGATAAAAGATCAGGTGGTATTATAGCACAAGAGCTAGAAAAAGTAATGCCTGAACTTGTAAGAGAAGTTGATAGTCTTAAAAATGAAGATAGCTTTAAAGCAGTAGATTATAATGGTCTTATTGGATTATTAATTGAAGCTGTTAAAGAATTGAGTAATAAGTGTAATAATTGTAAAAAATAATAAAAATGGCTTTACAAGGAGATATAAAATTTACAAAAACTATTGAGCATCCTGATGGAGAAACAGAAATTGTACAAATGAAAGTTCCTGAAGATGTTAAAGAAGATGATCCTCATTATGAACAAAGAGGGACAGTAATAGAAAAAGAACAAAAAAGATGGATTCAGATTATAGATGAAGATAACAGTTTTGAGGATGTTTATCTTGTAATTAATTCATGTGGTTTTACACAACATAAAATGTCTGATGGAAATAAATTATGGTACATTTCTATTATATATCATGTTTATTTATCAGAAGAAGAAAGAAATCTAAATCCAGGTACACCTGAACAGATTAATGATTGGACTGACATGGAACTTTTAGATATTACATCAGATGATTTTTTAAATACAGATATTGTTACTTATGCTTACAATACATTATTAAAAAAATATCCTTTTAGTGATATGGTTAGTGTTTAATTTTAAAAATTTATAAAAAATGGCAGTACCAAGTTCAGGACAATTAAGATTAAGAGCAGACATAGCATTAGAAGTAGATGGAAGTGCTACTGGTGACAATGTATCATTAGGGACATTAGCAGATACAGCAGGTTTTACTACACCTCCTGATACCATGGCAGAATTTTACTCTTATACTGCTTGTACTGTTCCATCTGTTACAACTAATAGTTCATCAGGTACTACAATTAATAGCATGACTGCAAATGGTAATGTTACATCTGATAATGGTTGTAGTATTACAGAAAGAGGGTTTTATTTTGGAACTAGCAGCAATTATGCAAGTAATGGTAAATACACAGTAAGTGGTACAACTGGATCATTTAGCAGAGGCTTTGGTGGTTTAAATTCTAGCACAACATATTATGCAACTGCATATGCAATAAATTCACAAGGAGAAACTAGAGGATCAACTACTGGTAATACAACTACAACTCCAATAACTTATACTGGATATAGCACAAACAATTACCCATCTGTAAATCATAGTATGGGAAATGTTGCAATGAATAATGGAAATCAAGGAGGTTATGGTCAATACCTTCACAGTCAATTAGGTTGGCAGACAGATAACTCTTGTCACAATGGTACTTTTACAGCAGGTACAAGTGGATCAAATCCTTCTAATCAATGTAGGTATTTTTCAGATTCAGCAGGTTTTCCTCCAGATTTTAGAGCAGGATCAACTCTTGCAACATCTAGAGGTTATGTTTATCTGAATGGAACTATAAATCCTTTATCTTGTTGTGGTGATAATAATTCACAAGTTTATACATCTAATGCAAGTAATTTATATGGTTATTCTAGTTTAAGTTATAGTGCAGGTAGTAACACCTATGCATGGATTTTTAATGGTGCTAATGGTTATTTTGATGGTGGATGTCCAGTTTCAAATTGTACTGGTAGTATATCAAATAGTTATACAGGGACAATATATAGATAAAATGAAATAAAATGAGCTTAGATTTTGAACCTACATTACTTGGAGTTGCAGTCTATGTGATTACTGTATCAGATATTAATGAGGGACTTCAAACTGTTTTAATCTTAGCAACTATAATCTATACAATAATAAAAATTAATCAATTACTAAAAAGTCAAAAAAAGAAATAATATGGTAAGAATCTTAAGA